TTTAATGGTAATATAGGGCTGCGTTAAAACAACCCTATATTTAACCGTTTTGTAAGTCCGATTATGGATTTACGAAGTTTACAACACCTAATGCTGTTGAAGATGCTGCATGTGATAATGCTGCACCAAACAATACATCAGCAACAATTGATGTTGCCAAGTGATCGATGTCGTATGATGATTGCACTCTTGGTGCGAACTGCTGAGCAAAGTAGACAGAGTTTCTGTTAAAGATAGTAGATGTCTCGTCTCCTGTGCCGCCGTCGTCATCCCAGTCTACTGATGGATAAACGTTTAATCCGTATGCATTGATAATTCTACCAGATGCTAATGGACTTTCGTTGTCTCCTCTTTTCTGAGCTTCTGTGAAGTCTCCTAATGATAGAAGGCTCATATATGAAGCTGGAGAGCAGTAGAAGAAATGATCGCCATCTGTGTAGTCGTGTCCTGCATCAAGAAGTTTCTGTAAACCGCTTCTGATTAACGCTGTTGTAAAAGTGTTATCAGCTGTAAGTGTTACATCGTTTCCTGTTGCTGCTTGTAGTACGTCTACAGCGATGTAGTTTTCGATTTTTTTAGCTAAAGAGTAGCCGATGCTTTTTGCATATGCATTAAAGAGGTCAGCACTTTCTTGTACTTTTACGATATCTTCAATTCTTTTAGCTTCGTATTGGTGTTGGTCCAGTGATAACTGTACCACTCCGTCTGTGTTAGCAGAATAAGTCACTGCAGTGTCAGCTGATTTAGCTGCTGCAGTTTCTTCTGTCACTTTAGGTATGTTTAAAGTGTCGCCGCCATTTGCTACCAATGATGAAAAGTCGAGCACTTGATTACGCAATAAGAATTGTCTTTCTGCATAGTCAAGGATAGCGTCTCTCCAGAGTTCTGGTATAAAATTCAGTTGTTATCGTCAAAGTTTTTTATCATTGACTTCTTTATTTTTCAATAAAGTTCGGCATATCTTTTCACTATAAGGTGGCAAACCTTTTTGTGTCGCTGACTCTTGGAAGTATTATATCTTTTCAACTTCTATGCTCTGCCCCTGAATAATCTTTAATTATCCTTCGGTTCTGATTCCCATATCTCTCGACTTAGGGTTCCAGCTTAATTCAGCGATTTATAGCAGCCAATTCTATTCAGCAGCTGTTGTTGTTGTTACATTTGCCATGTTATGTCATCTCCTTAAGATGGTTCTTTAGTTGTTTTTATATCCGTCTATGACTTGCTTCCAAAGTGTAGGATTCCTTCTGGCTTTTTCTCTATCTTCAGCTGTTAGGTCTTCCCATTTACTGTTCACTGCAAACTTTCCGCTTGCTGTAACTTCTTTGGCATCTGTCACTTGCACTTTTTTATTACTCAATCTCTCGATGTGTTTTTCTAATTTAACAGTTGATAAATCCTGATATATTTCCTGATCGTCATCTGAGAGTTGAGACAGCAGATGTTCTCGTCTTTGTTTTTCTTGTATTTCAAAAGTTTCAACGATCGGCTTTAGCTTTTCGTTTTCCGCTTTCACATTTTCATACAAAGATTTAAATTCCTCTTTTTCTTCAAGTCGTTTTTGTTCTTGAAGTTTGAGGTTTTCTTTGAGTTCATTTAACTCAGCTTCTGCTGTTTGAGCTCTTGTTCGGTACTTTTTGCTTTCTGCAATCAAGCCGCCGACTTCTTCATTGTTTACTTCCTGCGTAGAAGCTTCTACTACTGCTTGTTCTTCTACTATTGTTTTTTCTTCGGACATACTGTCTCCTTCTTTTTTTTATTGTTACCCAATTGTTTTAATTTTGATAGGTTTGCTTTCATACTTTTTTATCTTCATATCTACAATTCTATCTAAAAATTTACGAGCTTTTTCTCTGTTTGGAGGACTTAGTGTTGTTATTACATATCCTCTTGCTTCGTTTTGTCTTATAATGTCTGCTCGTTCAAATACTAACAGTCCTTCTGTCTTGCGTCCTTCTGGTCTTATTCTGTTTTTAGTTTCTCCTGTCAAGATCAAGTTAACGCTTCTGGTGTATGTATTTAGTGATTGACCTCTTAATTCTTGCGGTCTTCCAGGCTCAAATGATTTAGCTTTTTGTGCTTTATATTCTTTTGACTTATATCTGTGTCTTCCGTTTTGTAGCACTCCTCGTTCCATGTCTCCAACGATTAAACCTCTGGCATATGATGCTAATTGTCCATAGTTCTTTTTGGTAAATTCAACCACTTCGTGTGCTTTCATTATACTGGTATCCATTCGTGTCTGCAGTTGTACCCACCGCCACCTTCAAATGTTACACCTGTTGTTAGTGTGTTTATTTCGTCTATGGTTAGCCCTTCGTCTGGCACGGCTGTTAATGTGTCGCTGCATATTTCTCTTGTTCTATCATCTAAAATTCCAACATATGAAAATCTTTGCTCTGGAAATTCTGCAAAAAGTTTAGCTGTTGTTGCCCTGTTAAATCTTGCGAAACTGTCATTTAATAATGCTGCTTGTCCTGGACTGCTTAATGCTCTTGATCCGCCGTAGTTTTGCTGTATTTGTTCCAGGATTGATTCTGAGGATTGTCCTGTTAGTAAGCCTCTAAGCATTGCAGTTTTTATTTCGTCTGTGTATTGTCTTATTCCCATTGATAAACTATCCAGGTCCAGTACTGCCAATGTTTCGATCGCTTGTACTGCTGTGACTGTTTGCTTTGTCTTTTGTGTTGCTGTTAACACTCCATAGGTTTTAACTGCTTGTGCGTCGTATGCGTTTTTAACTTTATTTAACAGTGCTGTTAGTCCGAGTTCGTTCATGTCATCTAATAAGTTTATTTGTTCAAATGCTGACTTTAGTTCTGCGTCGTTTAATATTGACATTCCAGTTAGTACTTTACCTATCTTTTCTATTAATTGGTTCTGTATCTTTGCCATGTCTTTTTCGTAGAAGTTCAAATCTGCCATTATTCTTGTGCCTTGATAATCTTATCTATCAGTGTTCCTTCAGCTGTTGGTGCTTCTTGCGGTCTTTCCTGGTCTATCTTTTCTACGATTTGTTCTATTTCTTCTTCTTTAAAGTCTGGATTTTTCTTACGTAGATAGCTTTGTCTTGTTTCCAGGTCGTTTGCAAATGCCCAAGTGTAGTATTTAATTTCTTCATCCTGGCTCATTGGCACTTCTCGTTCTGCAAAGTCTACACTGAATTGGTCGCCTAAGTTTACACCTCCTGAAACTTCACAGATTCGTTGTGCAATTTTAAACTGTTGCTGTTCAAATGGTCGATATATCTGTTCTATGTCGCTTCTTAGTGCATCCATTAAGTCCAGTTGGCTCATCTTCTTGCTTAGTCCTGACTCTTGTCCCTTGTCTGTCCAGTTAATTCTTACATTGTTTGCTTGTGCTATGCTGTCTACCATATATTTTGTTGACTCTATCATTGCTTGGACGTTTGCGTTTGGTGTTGCGTAGCTAAAGTTCGCACCTTCTGGTAGTACTAATGCTTTGTCTTGTCCCAGTGTTATGCGTTGTTCTGTGTCCAGCCCTGTAAATACTGGCTGACCTAATTGAAACCTTCCATGCAGTGCCAGCTCTGTTAGCATGATGTTTACTGATCGCATTCCGTTTACCAGATCCGTTGCTCCTTCTCTGAAGAAGTCCCTTGTGTATGCGTGTCTGTGTGCAATGTTAAAAGGTATTATGTCTCCGTATGGATTTCTGTCATCTGGAACAACTGAGGTTATCTTCCCTCTGCTGCTTATCATAAAGTGTTTGCCTTCCATGTCGTCTGTGTCTTTGCTCCAGAACATGTATTGTGCGTCTTCTGTTCTTGCTTGCAGGTGTGATTCTACTTGATACATCACAGCAAACGGTTCATCTTCGTTTGGTTTAAAGAAAGGGACGAAGAAGTGGATCGGTCTATACTTTAGTTTCTTTTCGTTGTCGTCCCAGTGCGTGTATAATGCTTCTGTTCCTAATAAATAAACTAACTGCTCAAATTGTTTAAGAAAACTATCCAGGTCGCCTATAACATCTGTGTATTTCTCGTTGTATCTTATCGGTGATTCCTGGTATACTAATGTTCTTCTTGATATAATGTTTCTGGTTAGGTTGATATAAGCAGGTGGTATCTGCGATAAACTTTCGCTATCAAAATATTTCTTTATGTCATGCTCCAGGTTGATTCCTTCGTAGTAATCCAGGAGTCTTTCTCTTTCTTCCATCTCTTTGTTGTAGCCCTCTTCAATGGTTTCCATGAGGAGTTCGTATAGCATTTTTTCTGTTAAATTATAAATTATCATGATTTAAACCTTTTTAAATTTTGGAGTTGTTCGCTTTCTATCATCTTGTCTTGAAAGTCTTTTATCATCTCTTTGTTATATTCTTCTTCTTTTATACTAATCTTATATCCCCATATAATTGCTGTTAAAAAAGCCAACACTAAACCGCTAAAAAATCCTAAAAAAAATATTACCATTCTATTGCCTTCGCTTGTCCTTTGAATCCGTATCTATATTCTATTGGATACATTAAACCGTCTACAAAGTGAGAGAGTGTTTCTGTCTTTAGTATTTGTCCGTTATCTAATGTACAAAGCTCCAGGTCTCTTATAGTGTTCTTGCATTTTGGATTTATAAACAGCTTATGTTTTCCGTTTGCGTCTTCTAACATTCTATTTAATGCGTTCATTCTGTCCTTCTGCGTTGGATTAGCTTTTTTTGCAATCACTGTAAATCCTGCTTCTTGCAGTATATTATGATCCGACTTGGTACTATTGCTTGTTCTTGCCTTCCCTGCTGGATCTGGATAAACTGGTAGTCCTGGTCCTTTTTGCTGCATTTGTCTTGCTAATTCAAACGTATTAGAGTTTTGCAGTCCGATCTCGTCAAATACATAAACTTCCCCTGCTGTGTTTTCGCACATTAATAAAGCAGTCATATAGCTTGCTACTCCAAAGTCAACACCCCAGAACATTCTTGAGCTTTTTTCCATTATTCTGCAGTGTATGTCTCTGCTGAAGTTGTAGGCTACCCTGTTTGCTGCTGTTAGGAAGCTTGCGAGGTATTCTTGTTCAAATGTTCGCTTATCTAAATTCTTTTTAGCTTTTTCTACTTCGTCTTCTGAAATAAATCCGCCTTCTAAGGTAGTAAATTGCCAGGACTTGTAGTCGCTGTCGTTTGACTGTCCCTTAATAAATAAATCATAAAAGTGGTTTTGCACTGATTTTGGTGTCCCAACAAATAAAGCCGTTCCTTTAGTTTCCGCTAATGTTGGCTGTATAATTTCTGCCCAGACGTTTTCTTTCATGTAGCTGTATTCGTCCAGGACCACTTTTGTGACTGAGACTCCACGCAGACTGTCTGGTTTGTCTGCTCCTTTGAGCTCAATCTTTGCACCGTTGCTGAGTGTAATAGATAATTCAGTCTCGTTAATGCTGACTTTTTTACCTGCAAACAAACGCTTGAGCAGATTCCATGAAACCATCTTAGCTTGTCTATAAGTTGGAAATATAACCCACCTTCTTTCGTTTGACTGTAGAGGTGTATGCAACAGCCATATAATACTGAAAAAACTTTTACCCCAGCGTCTTCCACTGCAGACCACTTTGTATCTTGCAGAATCTTTGAGTATTGCTCTTCTGCTTGCATCAATCGTCCACTTCATTTACATCAAACACTGTTATTGGCTCATCTGTTTCGTCTTTTATTCCTATGCTCTGGTGTGGTTTTCCTTCTGTTCTATTTGCGATAAATTCAACAGCCCACGATTTTCCTTCTAATGCGTACCTGAATACTTGCCTTAGGACCACTTCAATCTTTGTAATTCCTTCTGTAGTTCCTTCTTCTTCTGCTATTTTTCTTAAAATATCAGGTATAGATCTGCTTCCTTTTGGTCTTCCTTTGCCTACTGATGCTGTGTTTCCAGAAACAAATTGACCTTTATTGTTCCGATTTGCACCGTTTTCTTTCGGACTATTTGACTTTTTCTGCTTTGTCACCAGTATATTCTTCCCATCTGTTTATAATTATGTCGCAATACTTCGGATCAAGTTCTAATCCATAGCATCTTCTGTTAATCTTTTCTGCTGCAATTAATGTAGATCCACTGCCCAGAAACACATCCAGGATGATCTCGTCATCTTTTGTTGTGTTTAATGCAGCCTTTACACATAAATCTACAGGTTTTTGTGTTGGATGTACATAAAATATCGCACTATCCTTTTTTATTTCCCAGCAGGTTGCTTCATCTGCTATGGTTTGCAATATCTTTATTAAATCTTTTTTCTTTACTTTTGTCAGGTCTATGGTTTCGTTTCTTAAAATGGTTTTATTTTTTCTGTCGCCATACCATTCGTTGTTGTTTCCTTCTTTTCTAACGTAAAATAACGGCTCATGCATCCAGTGGTAATCTGAACGACCGAGTTTCATTCCTTTGTTCCATATTAATTGTTGCTTTACTTCAAAGGAGCAATCTTTTAGTGCTGTTTCAAATATCATTTGATTAATGCTTGCGTGCCACACGTAAACCGCAGGATTGTTTTTGCTGTAATCGTAACAGTTCTGGAAGCTGTTTTTTAATAAGTAATATAAGGAGTCGTTTCTGAGGTCGTCATTTTTTATCATCTCCCACTTTGTGCCTTTGCCGTTGTCCACTCCTGTGTATGATACTCCATACGGTGGATCTGTAAAAATCATATCAGCTTTTAAGCCGTTCATCAATCTTTTAACGTGTTCTTCGTTGGTTGCGTCTCCACATAGTAGTCTGTGTTCTCCAAGTTTCCAGAGGTCGCCTTCCTTGCATATTGACTCTTCTGGTATTGGTACTTCGTCGTCTTCTATGTTGCCTGTTTTTTCTTCTTCTGGAACTTGTAGCTCGTCTCTGCTAAATCCCCAGTCTAACAGTTCGCCAACGTCAAAATTATTAGCTAAAGCATCCCAGTCCCAGTCTCCTGTGTTTTTGTTTAGCCTGACATTCAGTTCTTTTTCTTTTTCGAGTGATAGTTCTATCTCAAAACATGGAACTTCTGTTATTCCTATTTTTTTGGCTACCTTTACTCTTTGGTGTCCGCCAATAATAATGTTTTTTCTTTCTGGATTGCTGTTTATAATGACTGGATCGACAAATCCAAACTCTTCCAGTGAGTCTTTTAAGGTATTAAACTGTTCTTTTGACAGTTGTCTTGGATTATAATCCGCCTGGATTAAGTCACTAATATTGAAGTTCTTTATTTTCATTGTTTTAGCTGCAGCCAAACTAATCACCCCATATTGAAGGTTATCTATTCGTAAAGACGAAATTAGGGAGGTTATCCCTCTACTATATAGGGCAAAAAGTTTACAAATAACCCTCATTAAAGTCTTATAATAACTGTAAGTGTAGATATTGTTGAAGAAATTAATTTATTTAGGACTACAAAAAAGCCGCTAAAAAAGCGGCTCTTCTGACTTAACTGATATTAAGAGGTAAAACAATTAGTTTTCAAGTTCTTTGATTTTATCTTGTATTTTATATACTTGTTCATAATATTCATTTTCTGAAAGTGGGAAATGTCCTTCTCCATAATATTCAATATCTTGTATTATTCCATATATTTCAGACACTTTATTATTTAATCTTTGTATCATTTCTTTTTTGTTAAATTCCATTGTTTTCTCCTTTTGTTTAACCTTCTTTATATTAAACTAAAGGATTGCAAACATCCACTATTTTCTTCTATAAATTAATTTTACTTTTTGTGCTTCTTTTTGCAGCTTTTGTAAGGCTCTTTGATAATATGTTTTTGCTGTGCTTTCGCTGATCTGCAAATTATAGGCTATGTCTGTAAATCTGTTTTTATATAATGCTCTATCAATAAAGCATTTATATTCCTGGTCCGATAGTGTTCTTCCT